ATCCTCTGCAAAAACTAAAGGAGGGCTTGGATGATAAAGAAGAACAACTGCAAGTCTTGTCTACATTTGTGCGTTTGGGCGTTGTTGTCTGGAGTGGATTTATCTTGACTTTAAATTACGTTACGATCCCAGGATTAGGAGAACAAGAACGCATAGATCCGACTTTTATTGCATCTGTTTTCACTGGTGCGCTGGCGAGTTTTGGACTGGAGACAGCAAAAAAGAGAGGTGATGGAACTTATAAAGCTGACGAAGAAAAGAAAAAAGCAGAAGCAGCAGGAGGCTTTGCTAATGGTGTTCCCTATACCATTGTAAGAATTGAAACTCCAGTAAAATTAGTACCAGACAAACCACGCATTGATCCTATTTCTGGAAAAGAAGTAGATCCACAAACAGGCAAGCTCACATGAAACACTTTCTTTTCCTACTGCTATTAGCAACACCAGCCTACTCAGGTGGGATCGAACATAAGATTACAGCTACAGCACAAGCTTCAGTTGATGGATCGTATTCTCATTCAAAAAGAATAGGTTCAACTTATTCAATGAGTAGCTCTGGAGTAACAGCAGGAACACTGGGACATTTAGACGTTCCAGCATCATCAAATAATGCTCTAACAGGAGTCGCTGCAACTCACGGTTCAGGTTCGTATACTCAGACCACAGCAGGAGCAGCTACAACTTTTTCTGAAACATTTGTCCAAGGTGATGCAATGCCAAGTGCAACATCTATAAGTCATGGTGCTGTAAGTAGTCTTCCAATGTTGGGAGATACGATTACATATACTGGTGGAGATAATACTGGGTTAGCTGCAACAATTACTAGCGTATCTGGTGGAACTATTGGACTTACCCCTGGAAAATCTGGCACTAGCGTAACTGGTTCAATTACAAGTGCATTGTCGATAGGTGACTAATGCGTTATTTATTATTAATAGCCTTTATATCCCTTCCAGCACAAGCAGTCCCAGTTATTCCTGGGTTTAATTCAGGTTCTACTACAGCAAGAACTGAGAGCAAGCAAAATACAACTGAGTTAATAGAATCGTGGTCATATTCTACAGGCTATGAATATTCTGTAGGTGGTACTAATTTGAATATTCAAGGAGATATGTTACCTAAAACAGTCACTACAGGTACTCACGTTGTAGATGGAATTACTACTACTCATCATGGGATTGACCTTAATACTAAACCTACGGTAACTATGCACACCCAAGGAGCAGCTACAAACCTTCTTGAAAGTTATCATGGCCCAGGTCTAAAATCGTTTACCCGAATTAGTAGAGATATTCTTACCGAATCTGTAACAGAAACAATGTCAACATTTACTCAATGAAAAGATACTTATTTGCAGCACTATTGTTAATAAATAGTCCTGTAATTGCAGATACTACAATGACTAACAATCCAATTTCTAACTCATCGGGATCTGTTACAAATCTAGGTGTAATGAATATGCCATCTAAACAATTTACAAATACATTATCATTAAATCAAGTTCAATGCCAAGGTGACACCTTGGTTATTCAGCCTTTTTTAACTGGAAATTATTCTGGGGGAACGCCAAAAGTTGATAGTTTTCTTGATCCTGTTTATTCGACTAAAGATGTAAAAGGTGCTTTTGATGAAAACGGAAACGAAATAGGTGATGGAGAAGTTGACGACCCAACATTAGTTCGTGGTTATAGAACAGTTCAAAGATTTGAGAAGACTAATTATGCAATAAGCCCAGGAATTAGCCTGAGCTGGAATATAAATCTGGATCGGAAAAGTGTGCGTAACTGCCGTAAATCGCAAGTGCATTTAGTAAACCTTTTACAGGCAAAACATGAAGATGCACGTTTATCGTATGAATTAGGAAGGGCTAAACATTGTGCAGATCTCTTGAAGAATGGAGTTCGCTTCAAAAAAGGTTCAAAATACGAAATATTATGCCTAGACATAGAATTAGTCTCAAAACCTAATACCTTGATAGATCACACTCACTCTATTTCCGCAGATTCCTCTGATTCTTTCTCCTTTGAGATAAAGAAAGAATAGTTTCTTTCTTTTTAAATAATTTCTTAGCCAATACCTTTGACCTTTTCTTAACTTGCTTCTGTATCTGCTTCTGAAGAATCTTGATATACGGTTGCAACGTACCAACAGCAAGAACACTAGCTACTGCAATAGCACTTGTATTAACTAAGACCGTAGGCTGTGGAGCGTAATTCCCTGCAATTTCTAGTGGGTTTAAACCTTCCCACACCGTCTCACATTTACCTGTAAGTTCATTTCTTTTCCATCCTTTTATCCTTGCAAGTCCTCCTTTTCCTAAAGAACCAACAGGAGTTTTAGCAAGTGTGTCTAATGGTGGGCATGGCAATGTTTCTGCAATAAACTGATCACCAATATTTGAGGTTTGATTTTGATTACTTACATTGGAATTGGTCTTTTGGTTGCTTTTTCCATCATCCTTTTTCACTTCCTCTCCTACATTGTCTAAACCTTTAACCAAATCAGTATTAGGTTTTGGTGGTTGTATATCACCGTAAAGATCAGGGGCTATATACATTGCTGGAGCGTGATCGCACAACAATAAATTATTTTTAGGATCTACATTAAACATTTCACTACCTGTACCTGTCTTTTTATCTCTGGCTACAACACAAGGAAGTTCAATAATGGGAACAAAACCAAAAGGTAATTGACCAAAAGTAGTCGGAGGAATTATTTCAGCAGGAGGAATTATTGTTAATTCTGGTAAATCTTTAACGTTTGGCTCGTTTATAAAAGGAGGATTTAATTCCACCTAGCAGTCGTTCCATTGACCAGCAAGATCACTTGCAACATTTCCTACTTGTTTTCTAGCTTGACCAAAGAATATTCCTGCTAATACTGGCCCTACGATTGGAACGCTTGCTATGGCTGGTGTTACTTGAACCGATCCAGCATCAGCAATCATCTGTCCATTACTGCGTCCTTGGGCTTGTTTTTCAATACATTCGATCTGTTTTGCTGTTAATTTACCGTCTGAGCCTTGCGGATATGTAATGAACTGAGCAACAGATTCTTTATGCGTATGTCTAGTCTTCACACCACCATTAAAGGTAGGAGCTTCGCTAGTTTCATACTGAAGCATTGTTTTTGGATCGTGTTGACGGCTGGCAAAACTCCATTCTTCTGCACCATCAGCACCTTTCTCACTTCTTATTTGAAGACTGCTGTAAGGAGTGCTAGAAAGCTTGGCAATATCAGGGATGCCAGAATCTTTACGAGCCAATAAGTTAAGGCTCATAAAGTTTGTAGCAATCAAACCACCGCCTAACACTAAAGAAGTTAGGCCGTTAAATGACTTGAATTGAATCATTTGGAAAATGGATTAACAGACCCCGTAGATTGAGGAATCTTTGGAACATTTGGCATAGCATCCCCAACTAAAGCAGGAAGTTCTTTTTTAACGCCATCTAAAACAGCATCAAAGATTTTTGATCTAAAAAGAAACGTTCCACCTAACCCTGCTACTCCTAAAATAAAAGCAGCAAAGTTAATCCAAGTAATAATCTTCATCATGCAGGATAAGCCTCCGCTTCACCACCATGACTAATACCAGCCTCGTTATCTAAAGCATTTAATAGCTCAGTATTTATCTCAGCTACCCTTGCCGATAAAGGAGTTATAGCTGCATCAGTTTGTTCTCTAATAGGTTTTACAAGTTCTTCAATTTTTGCATTAGCAGAATTTAATATTTCCTGTTGTTGTTGAACAAGTCCTGCTTTTTCTTGCAAAAGCTCGTTACGGTCAGCCATAAAAATAATACATTTCTCTCAAAGTATAACCTTAACCGTCAAAAAGGCTTGCTAGGCCGATTTAAGCGTGGGCATAATAAATATATTTGGCAGAATTTATATTTAACAGGTCATTGCCTCCAATTGTAAAACCAGTAGAGCTAGTTGCTTGTATGTAATTTTGGTCAATAGGACTCCAGTCTCTATTAAGAATCATTGCTTCATCACTACCAATTGCTCCAGTATTAGTTGAAGGAAATGCTCTTGATAATCCTCCACCCCAAATAATTCTTATTGCACCAGCAGCTCCTTTCATGTTACTGGATTGACCTGTCCCAGGAGTACTTGCTCCAGCACCAAAAGACCGCATCGGGCCTTCAGTTTTTGAACCAGTAAAACCACCTGAACCTGCTTGATTAACGCCACCACTAGATCCTTCGCCGTACAAACCTACTCCATTCTTTTGAGACCAGTTTTGTCCACCTCCAGCAGCACCGCCAGAACCAGCAGTTGCACCACTCCAACTGCCAGCTTGCCAAACCCCTCCATTTCCACCATTTCCTGAATAACCTCCAGGGCCACCTCCAGCGCCCCAATAAGAATGACTGTTGCCATTGCTGCCTCCAGAACCACCATTACCGCCAGAACCTGTTCTGCCACCTCCAGATCCCCCTTGGTAAGTGTCAGCTTTACCGCCACCATTGCCTTTTACAGTGCCTGTAGTTTTAAACCAAGTATCTTCTCCTGGGTCAGCATCATTACTATTGCCCTTAACAAAATCAGTTATACCATTATCAGCACCAGCAGCACCCATTCCACCATCACCAACAAAATAACTAATTGATTCTCCTGGCGTTACTGAAAGACTATTTATATAAGCCAAACCGCCACCTCCACCTCCAGAACCACCTACTCTACTGCCACCAGGGTAAGTATTAGCACCACCTCCACCTCCAACACAGACAACGTTTAAACTTGTAACTCCAGCAGGAACAATAAACGTTCCAGAACCAGTTTTAGTAATAAGGCGATCTCCATATCCTGAAGTAGGAGCCACTATACCTCTCGTAGTATCAACTTGAATCCAATCACCAGCAGCATCAACTCTTTTTATAAGTAGAAATTTTGGAGCAAAGCCCAATGATATTGTTTGATCACTGGAGCTGCCTGTGTAACTAGAAACTTTGCTTACTCCAGCAACACTTGAGAACAAAAATGCCTGATAAAAATTATCATTTTCATTTGTTAATCCACCTGATGCTGTACCCCATTGAGTAAGAGTAGGTGCAGTATTAAATTGATTACTTGAATATTCAGCCGAATCATCAAATCTTAAATGATGAGAAGTAAAGCCTCCAGTTAAGTCTTTATGACCAATACACCATTGCTCATCACCTACTCTTCGTTTCACCCAAATCATCTCAGGGACAGCGTTCATCACATGCGTTCGCTCTCTATTACCTGTTGCACCTTTATAACATTGAGTATCAAAGCCCTTATGACGTTTCCACATAAAAGCCTGATATTCATTGGTCATTTGGGTACCCTTTGCATAGCCTTTATTAGCGTCAAAAACAATATTAAATGCGTTTGTATCTTCATCATCGTTGGTATCAGGTTCTACAAATCTTGTAAATACATCTCTAGTTCCTAATTTCCAATTGTCATAATTAGCAAAATATTTACTCATGCCTGCATCAACTTTAAAATCACTATCAAAAGCAGGAATACTTGTACTAGCATTACCTACATCCATAGCAAAACACTTAGTAGGATCTTCAATTGGTCTTCCTACATAACCATCAGCTCTTCTAATCGCAATATATATAAAATCTCCACCACCATTAATAGGTGAGTTTCCAGAACCTAAATTTCCAGTAAGTTGAAATCCATTAGGGGTAAAATCTAATTTATTTCCATCACCATTTCCATCTTCGGCAGAGTCGCTATTCCAATATAATGATTTATCTTTTCCTACTGAAGTAGTACCATTGCTATAAGCCACACCACGCATTTCATCAAAAACATACCAATCACCTGTTGCAGATATTTTTTTAACGGCAACAAATTGAGGTTCAAATCCTAAATTTATATCTTTTTCGTATGTATCAGACGTATAAGTACCGCATTTAATTATACTTTTATTGCCTTCTTCACCAAATAATTGTGCATCGTGAGCAAAAAGATACGCTATATATGTTGCACCGTTTTCATTAACTACTCCATTCTGTCCAACACTAAATACAGAAGACGTAGGAGCAGTATTGTTCCATATTGTTGAATCATTACCTGAAGCAGCAGTTGTATTAAGGGCTAGATTTCCTTGTGCTGTATTGCTTAAAGATCTATGCCATACAGCCCAAGAATCACTGCCAGAGGTCTTCTTGACCATAATAAGCCCAGGGGTAACCCCAAGTGAATGACTTATGTTTTGAGCAGAACTTGAGCCATTAAAAGTAACAGCATCAAAAAATCCTTTTTCCTTGCGGAATGACCATGAGACGTAATCAACCGCACTTCCTTGGTATGTTGCTAAGTTAGTCTGTCCATTTGCAGTATCTTGTCCTAATGAAAAACCTGTACTGGTGAAACCACTTAAATTTGTAGCCGTTCCAGAATTTGAAGAATCAAGAGCAGCACCACTTTCTGTTTCTAGTTTTCCATAAACTCCACTACCGTTAACAAGATCAGATGAAAAAATATTACCAGTAAGACCATGTGTTCTAGCTTTTATCCATGTAATACCTCCTTTTGACATGTCAAGCCCTGTATTTATAGACCTAGCTGTAGAATTACCTCTATATACATAAGTGCTAAATACATCATCAACGTACGTGTTTTTACTACCTCCTTGCCCAAGAAGAATTTGTTGCGAGCCTGCCATAATTAATCTCCTTATTTAAGAATTAGTAAATACAAATTAAGAAAGGCCAGAGCCTGAAATGTAAGCGACACTAGCACTTGCAAACCAAACAGTAGCTATTCCTCTTCCAGCTAAAGTTCTATTACCACTTGAGGCATCAGCCGAATTGTAGAGCGTTACTCCAGAACCTTGAGTAATCGTTTGATCTGATCCACTGTTATTAATAATCGTCACTGCATCACCAGCAGCAAAGACTGAGTTATTAAGAGTAACTCCACCAGTAGAAATATAAATAGCCTTACCAGCATCAGCAGCAACTCCTACATAAGCACCACCTTGAGCATTAGCAGGAATAGATCTTAAATCTCCAATTCCATCTGAAATTGTTTTTCCAGCAGCAGTTACAATACTTTCTGAACTTGTCCAAGAGTCTGTTGAATTAACCCAGTTAAATGTTTTATCTGTAGCTCCTTTAAGTGTTAAACCACCACCATCAGCAGTTGAATCGGAAGGATTTGAAACCTTGCCTAAAGTTATATTTTTGTCTTCTACGTCTAAAGTTGCTGTATTGATCGTAGTAGTCGTTCCATTAACAGTTAAATCCGCACTTAGTACTAAACTTGTACCATTAACTGTTCCTGTAAAAGTTGCTCCACTCAAAGGTGCAAAACTTGTAGCGACAAATGCGGTTGATGCTGCCTTTGTAGAATTATCTCCTGCCGTCGGAGTAGGAATAGTAACCGTACCAGTAAGAGTTGGATTAGCGGTTGGTGCCGCTGCTGCTAAGCTTGCTATCGTTTTTTCTACATCTGAACCAGAATCATCGTAGACAAGTGTGTCTGCTTTTATCTTTCCGTAAGCCATGATTTAAAGAATGACGAGAGTAGCGTTTGCAGGAATGGTAATAACTACCCCAGAGTTTAGCGAAGGACTAACCGTTGAGGCATTTTTATTTGCACCTAAAGTATAGGACGTTGTGACTGTTTGATCATTTTCAACAAAAACTTTATCAGTTCCTCCTCCAGTAGCTCCAGCTCCACCACCAATTGCACCCCAACTTGTTGTATAGCCTTCAAATTGATCTTCAGTTGAGTTATACCTAAACATTCCAGGAGACGCAGACCCAGGTCTTTGAGCAGTTGTACCAGCAGCAACATCAATTGCTCCTGTTCCTGACATTGAAATATTTCCGCTAATTAATAATGAAGTAAGCACTCCAACAGAAGTCAAACTTGATCCTGTTACTCCACTAGCAAGAGTCGCACCAGTTAACGTGCCAGCAGCAGCAGTAACCGTTATATTTGCAGAGCCATCAAAGCTTGTTCCGTTAATTGTTCTTGCCGTATCTAACGCTGTAGCTGTGGTTGCAAGTGTCGCTGTAGCCGCATTACCAGTACAAGATCCTGACGAACCAGAGGCATTTCCTGTTACGTTTCCAGTTAATGCCCCTGAAAAACCTGTGCTAGTTAGTAGTCCACTAGAAGGGTTATAAGTTAGACCTGTATCTGTTTCAGCTCCTTGGCTACCTGTCGCTCCATCAACAAACAATGGATAAACAGTTTCATCTGTTGAGTTATTAGCAGTAACGGTAACTTCAGTTGATAAAGCTGCTGTTCCTGAAGTGTCTTGATTACCAGCAGCGTTAACTCCAGCAAGATTTATATTTGCTGTACCGTCAAAACTAACTCCTCCAATTGTTCTAGCTGTTGCAAGTGCGGTAGCTGTATCTGCATTACCTGTAACATTACCTGTAACGTTCCCACTAAATGTTCCTGTAATTGTTCCACCGTTAGTTATATCGTTTGTTCCTAAATTAATGTCACCCGTCATGGTTCCACCAGACAAAGGCAGCTTTGTAGGGTCTGTGGCGTTATCAGAAGCCCATCCTAAATTTCCAGATCCATCAGATTTTAAAAATTGTGTTCCAGTTGAATCTGTCGCTGGAAGAATCCAAGTAATGTCAGAAGCAACAGAAGCAGGAGCTTTTAACGCTAAATAATTTGCACCGTTTGAATCTGCTTCAGAAAAACGAACTTCTTTTGCATTATCAACAATTAAATTGCCAGTCATTGTTCCACCAGCCTTCGGTAGAGCAGCGTTGGCAGTTGTGTTTGCTGTATTAGCTAAGTCATAAGCACTCTTAACAGCATTTGGAGTAGCTGCTGTTGTTGCACTTGTGCTTGAAGTTGAATCTGTTAGTTGTAAAACACCAACGGCACTTGTCGTTCCAGTAGTGATCTTGCTTCCAGTAATTGCAGCAGTTGAGCTGACATCAGCGTTAACAATCGCACCAGCAGTAATAGAAGTTAAACCTGCATTATTTATTCCTATATCTCCTGTAACTGCAACTGCTGTTGGGACGTTTGATCCGTTACCAACAATAATTTGAGCAGAAGTTAAAGCAGCTAATTTACTAAAAGAGATAGAAGCATTAGCCGCTAAATTTGTATTCACTAAACTTCCATCAACCATTGTTGATGTAACAGTATTAGTATCTCCAGTAGTAATTAGTGTCCCTGTTATGTCAGGTAGAGTTATAGTTTTATCTGAACTTTGAGGATCTGCTACAGCAAGAGTTAGTTCGTAAGCGTCAACAGTTGATCCTTCAAATACAAGACTTCCAGTATTACCAATTAATAACTGACCAGTGACAGTACCACCAGCAAATCCCATCTTTTCTGTTTCAAGTTCTTGTAACGCATCTTGCACGTTAGTTGAACTTAATTGACCGTAAGGTGTAAAGGTAATGTTACTAGCAACTTGACCTGCTACTGTTTGCGATAAATCAATTTCATTCCAGCTACTTCCAGCACTATTTGTAACTCCTAAAATATAATCAGGAGGTGAAAGTGATACAACTGGAGCTGGTGCAGAAGGCGTTCCAGCAACATCTACAACAACATAAAGTCCATCGGTAGTAGAGCTTGGACTAGGTAAATTACTTCCAACTGCTAGACCAGCCGCTATTCCTGCGGTAGTAGTACTAGCCATTTTGCTAGTGCTTGCGTTATATGTTCCACCAAATACAAGACTTCCTTTTGTCAGTGTGGTTATTGCTTGCCAAGCGTTTCCGTCCCAAATAAACGCATCTTCAGAAACCGTATCAAATAAAATTTGTCCTGAAAACTGAGCCGTTGGATAACCACTCTGGGCTATAGATTGGAATATTGCTGTAGAAGTATTTGATAACTTAGTTCCATCAATTGAATCATTGCCTATCCTTGCAGCATCTACTGTTCCGCTTGTTAATATAGTTGCAGCAAGATTAGGAATATCAGAAGCAGCAAGTACGGTTCCAGCAGTAGCAACACCTTTATTATTTACAGTTACTTTTGTATAAGTACCTGCACTAATACCACTTGTAGAAGTTGTTAATCCTCCCGATCCATCAACAGTTAAGCCACCACCACTTGTAATTTGAACTGCACCTTTAGCTGATGTAGTCGCTGTTGGTAAATCTCCAGCAACTAACGCAGTGGCTCCTGTTATTAATCCTTGATTGTTAAATGTAATACCGCTAACTGTTGCACCAGTAACGCTATTGGTAATTGATAATGCACCTGCTCCACTAACACTTAAACCTGCACCAACAGAAACACCACCAACTGCTGATGTCGTAGCGAGGGGAAGATCACTAGCTGCCAAGGCTATCGTTCCTGTGATCAACCCCTGTGCGTTATAAGTAATTCCTGATCTTGTTGCTGCTGTAATTGCGTTGTTAATTCCAAGCGATCCAGAGGCTACATTCAAAGACCTATTGATATTGCTTGTATTTAACTTTGCTGCTGTTACTGTTCCATCTGTTAATTTTGTTCCACTAATTCCACTTGCTACCTTTGCATCTGTAACAGCAGAAGCAGCAATAGCAGCCGTATCGACTGCGTTATCTGCTAACTCACTAGAAGTAACTGCATTAGTCGCTATCTGAGTAGATCCAATAGCTCCTGTAGCTAAAATTGTTCCTGCTAAATTATCTGCTAATTTCGCTGCTGTTATTTGGTCATCAGCAATCTTGGCAGTTGTTACAGCGTTTGAAGCTATCGCTGCTGTGTCAACCGCATTGTCAGCTAATTCACTAGCACCAACAGCGTTAGCAGCTATATTTCCTGATCCGATTGTGTCTGAAGCTATCTTTGCTCCTGTTATTGCTGCATCAACTACGGCTGCTGTATCAACTGAATCATCTGCTAATTCTGACGCACCAACAGCATTAGCTCCTATCTGTGCAGAAGTAATAGAATTACCAGTTATCTTTGCAGCAGGAATATCACCATCAGTAATATTTAATTTTGCATAAACTATTTCTCCGTTATTAATTTTTGCATTAGTAATTGCATTATTAACAATAGCAGCAGTATCAACAGCATCATCAGCAAGCTCAGATGCACCAACGGCATTGGCAGCTATTTGTGTTGCAGTAACAGTATCATTTGCTAATTTTGCACCTGTAATTGTAGCGTCAGTTATCTTTGTTGCAGTAACAGCTCCATCAGCTAACTTCGCAGTAGTAACAGCTAAAGCTTGTATTGCTGCTGTTGTTACTTGGTTCGTTCCTAATGTCCCAACTTTTGCAGCAGGAATTGAAGCAGCATCAATTAATGCAACTCCAGCTTCTATTAAATCTTTTACCGTTACTTTTTTTGTTTCTGACGCACTTAAATCGGCAATAGGAAGCGGATCTGTCGCCTGAACACTTGCTTCTGCTAACGAAGGCAGATTACTAATCTCAAGATCTGGCATTGACCCGTAACTAAACCAATATGATTATCTTACTTTCTATTTGGGTTTTTGTTACTATCCTTGCTCTAAAACGATTCGATCTCCATCTTCTTGCAAGATCTTTGCTGCATCCTCTTGTAACAAATACGAGTCAGGAGCACCAATATTTAATTGAATTTCACCGCTAGTAACAAATTCAATTCGTGTCTCAATTTCATTTGTAGCTGCAACGCTTAAAGCTGCATTTGTAACAATGCACTTACTTTGATAATAAACAGTTTGTTTTTTATCATCAGTATTTTTATGAATATAAAAACGTCCATCAAAGTCAGCTCCTTGCTGTAAACGAACCACTAACTGCGCTAAATAAACAGGTAACTCTGGATAAATACCAATTGTTCCCTCAGTAAAAGGTGCATGATCATAATCATGTTCCCACAAACAAGTCATTGATCCTTGTCCAGAAATTAATCCAGAATCATATTGATCTCTAAATTCTCTTCCTAAAGTTGTTGTGTCTACTTGATCTCTATTCGTTGTAATTTCAAACTCTTTTACATTTGCCACAAATCTATAACGATCATTTTTAGTTTTTATATTGATTTCTTTAGTAGAACTAGGCGTTACAAGAGTTAAAGCATCAGCCGTTAATCCTCTTACAGCTTTTTCAAACGTATCAAAAAGTCTAATTCCATCTGCTTTATCAATATGAACGTACCAAGCACCATCGGGATAACTATGACTTGAAACAAGCTCTAAATTAGATCCATCAACTGTTGATATTTCTACACGATCTCCAGAAATCAAAGACGCTAAAGAATGATCAACACCAAATCGTTTAGTTGCTGTATTAACATCTGCTGGATCTAAATCCGTGTTAAATCCTCCAGATGCAGAATCTCTGGATATGGCAACCTCACCATTTTGTCCAAAATAAATAGTCAAGACTTAAGAACCAGTAGGAAGCTTGTTCTCAACAGGAGCACCGTTAGCTTCAAAAGAAATATCACAAGATGAAACTTCACCCATTGAACTACTCATTCCAATACTTGTAATAAATACAAAGAATGTAATTGAACGATTCGTACCGACTTCTAACTTAAGTTTTAATTCTGCACTAGCAGCATTTTCTCCATCACCACCAGACGAAGAGGTTTCACTAACTTTTATTGAGTTTTCAAGAATATCTTTAAGGTTTGATCCTCCTGATGTTGTTTCATAAAACAACCTTGCACTACCTGAATAACTTCTAATTCCATCTTTTAAAGTCCTGTCAGTATCTCCCATAGAAGTAGTTTCTATAACAGCTTGACTCATGGAGTAACTCCAATTTTGCACTTTGGCTTTTTTTACGTCACTTACATATAACGCTCCTGTCCTTCCTGAATAAAGTGTTGACACGATCTCTAACTAAAACATTGCGTTTATTCTACGGTGAATCGAGACAAGCGACAAAAGAACAACTAACATTACTCAAACCTTTAAAGGCACTTGTTATCGATGGAGGGGCAGAATATCTCCATTTTAAACCTGATGTTGCCTCTTTCAAATAGCCTAAAAGATCTGTATTTGTAACACCAGCCGTTCCATAGCCACGATCAAATGTCACATAATTCCATTCAGAATTAACGTCTTCATAGTTCGCTAAAATCAATGCTGCTTGAGCATCTGTAATACCTGAAAAACCTAATTGCAAGGTCGCATTAACTCTTTTATTTCCATAACGAATATGTGTCTTTGTCCCATCTAAAGATTCAAAGGTGGTACTTGGAAATTCACCAGGGTTGTAGCTTCTAGAAGAAGGCTTGATCGTAGGAAATGGTTTTTCTGTTGCCATTAGATTAGTGGTAAGAAATGACTCAACGTATCGTCATCCCATCCCTCAAGAATAGCTAATGAACCTGTACTTGTTATTGGAGCGTGACTACCAGAAACTTCAACTAAACCATCCTCTGCATAAGAAATAGTCTCTAACTTATAAACTCTGTTACTTGTGGTCGTATTTTTTAATGTAAATAAAATACCTCTAAGTCCAATAGAAGCATCAAAATCAATAGTGGCTTCTCCTACTTCTGCTGTTCCAGGTTTCCAATAATAAATTGGTTGTGATCCAGTGATCGTATCTTTACTAATTACTTTCCCGTCAGCAGTAATAACACCATTGTCATAACGATCCACATGAGTAGCTTCAGAAACTAATCTGAAATAATCTCCAGGCTGTAATCCAACTACATATTGAGGTGCTGTTTTAAAACTAAGGCCATGATCAACTTCTTTTCTTAATTTTAAAATGTACTTTGCATAAGTCTTAGCCTGAGCTGATGTAGTACAAAAGCCAGATAAATCATAAGTTTCAATTGGATCAGTATTACTCCCACCATTGTCGTCTTTTAATCTCAGCATTATTGATTTTGTTTCTGCAAATCCATTTGCTTTTTCTTTCCTATACAACACATTTGCCTTAAACATTTGCCTTTCTTCTGGAGTCAAGAACGAAACCTGTAAATCTTTAATATTGCCATCAGTAAATAACGCTTTTACATCAACTTTTGCACCATGATCAATTTGATAATTACTGTCATAAGGAACAGCAGGGATTAAATTAAATTTTCCTCCTATAACCGTAAAATCAAGCAAGTTATACGTCCCATGCTCATACAAGAAATCTCTTAAATTAATCTTGTTGCTGATAATGCCATCCCATGTAAAGGCATTGTTTTTACAGAACAAAGCTCCTGTTGTCATTTCTCCTACAGCACTAACACCAACTAACTCTCCAGCTCCTAAATATTTATCAGTTAACAAAGCATAAGCAATTTCAACAAAGTTATTGCTTGCTTTAGGTGGGCCAGCAGGACTATTTGTTAAATCTGGTACTTTAATTCCTTTTTTAAAATAAGCTGATAATTGAGTAAAGTTAGTCCACTCTTTTGCACTGTTAATTCTAATACCACCTATAGCTAAATCCATATAAGAAGCCTTGCTACTACCAGGATTTGTCAATTCGTTTACATATACAATTTCATGTTCTGGGCCGTCTTGATGACTTTTTTGTTCCATCCCTGGAAATTGAACGTAGTCAGCAATTGCATCTAATTGATTTAAGTTGTCTTTTAAAACTACTCCCGACCCAGTGCCTATTCCTGTAACTTTAATCTTAATACCATTTACAGGATAAGTTAAAACTTCTGGAGCCGTAGCAGAGTCTAATCCTGATGGTTTAGGAATAGTAATAGTATCTCCAACTTTATAGTCATCACCTACGTTTAATATATTCCAATTGGCGTTCCAATTGTACAAAGGTGTTTGCCAAGTAATCGTTAATTTTAAAGTAAGTCCTGAACCATCTCCATCTGTTGTTGGACTAACCGTAGATTGAAAAAAGGTCATGCTTCTTCTGGTACTCCAACAGTCAAGGTAATGCTAGGAGTTTTTTTTGTAATCTTAAAGTATTGAACTGGTTCGTTATTAATAGGATTAGCAGTTACATGCGCTGTGTTGCTAGACATCGTGTAAACAGCATTTGAAAGTTCACCTTTAGAAGGTGCTGACGCAATACCATTTTGATCTGTCATTATCAATCCTGCTCCCACTATTTCAGTACTATTAATTACTACCTCAGTAGCAGGGGTTCCAGGTTCTTCAAACGCAACTCCAACTTCTTTTCCATCCATATACGCAACATAAGCCCATTGACCACTTGGATAATTTGTATTTAATGAAACTAGCGTCTCGTTATGTGGCTGACCTGGGGTTGTGTTGTAGTTGTATTGAGGTGTTGGAGCAGGAGCAGCAGGGCCATATTGAATACCAGAAAAACCTATCTGAGAATCCTTTGATAATTCAGCAACACCACCGTTATCACTTTCACCCGTACCAGTATTCAAAGATTGAATCCATTCGGTATTAGATACTTCGTTGAAAGTTAAAATTAAATCATCTCTACCAGCAAAACTAATAACAAACTTTCCAAAAATTGTATCAGATAAAAAATTACTTTCTCTTTGTCCTAATTTAGATAAATTTGCATTTAGTAAATTTACTTTTTGATTTATGTGATATAAAGCTACGTTATTTCCTGGGTACGGCTTAAACCTAAATTCATATTGATCATCATCCGACAAACCAAGTTGAGGATGAGATATTTTTATATAGTTATATTGAAACTCAGGAGTATTACCTTTAACACAAAATAAACCAGTATGATCATTTTGTATTTGATTATTTAGATCTTGCCAATCACCATTTGTACCAGCTCTTCTTACTTGTAATTTAAAGAAAGAAAATCTTTTGATAAATAAATCAACTTGCCCTAATTGAAAATTAACTTTATCTTCGTAAATATCATCTAAAGCTTCTTTTGTAGGAATACCATTAATATTTGCACCTCTAATACTACTAAAAACTTTTGACTTTAAACCTATTTCTGTCATTGCACATGGTCTGCTATTTGTAATCGTTCCAATGGCTACACGTTGTAAAATAGGATTCCTATAAGGGAAACCATACTTTAACGAATAATCATCCATATATTGTGATGTTAAGATAGGATCTGCATTACCTATTTTTACTGAATCTCCTCCATCAGCAATATTTACCCATAAAGGTTGTGCTGCATGATTATATAAATTTGGATGTTTAAATAATGTTCCATAATCAACTCCTGTTTCTATCACTTTAAACGTATATTTTCTTTCGATTCCTGCATACATTTCTGTCCCATTTATAACTGTTGTTGGCCTCCAAGGTGTTCCCTCTTCTGCTTGGTTATCTATATTTTCAACTCCATCACAAACAATCAATCCATCTCCAATCATATATGTTTCGCCAACAGCAATATGACTATCAATCTCTTCCCTAAGTGACCGAACCATTGATACAACATCTTCTATGCCATGTGGCTTTGTTCCTGTTGATTCGGTTTCATTATATTCTTGATTACTTTTTAAAATTCTGTAAGTAACTACATTGTCAATAGCATTTACATTTCCACCTGTAATACCAGCTCTTGTAGGCCAGAAAGTAGCTATTTTCTTTTGCTTAGTAACAACAGCTCTTTTGGCTGGATTATCGGTCTTAGGTTGAGGATAAATTAATTCATAAGGAAGTTTTACAACACTTGCATTTGGCATTGGACTATATAAACCAAATATTGCTTGCGTTGTAGGATTTCTTGTTCCACTAAAAGGCCAAACCTGTGCAGAATTAGTTGTTGAATTTCCAACAGGCCAAGTGTCAGAAAATACATCTGTATAAGGAAGTGGCATCCCTGCAACTTCTGAATCATCATATCTATCTCCTTTTTCAATCCTATTGAATTGATCCATCTCACTAGATTTGAAAAATAGATCTAGTTTCTTTTTGCTATAAGTCGAAAGTAAAAGATCACCAATTGCATAACCTTCAAAATCTGGTCTGCCATCTATTTTCCCTAAAGAAAATAAAGCAATTGCTTTTAATTGTTGTAAGCGACCCAAACTAAGAAGTTGTGACCATAACAACTGACCATTAACTCTTATACCGCCAATAACATTTGAAGTATTTAAAACTTGAATTTGATTAGTAAATACTAGAGGAACAATGTCGCCTAATGTTGCTAATTCTTGAAGACTATTAAAAGAGAATTGTGGTGCAAAACGTTTGCTACCAATAGCATCTTCGCCTCTTACGGTTGCACCAGCTTTATTTTCTTTTGGCTTAGGCGTTAATATATAACCAATTGCTGTCATCGCAACAGCTACAGCAATTTGTCCCCAAGCACTAAGACCACCTCCTGACGCAACCATCCAAGCAGGTAATGGCCCTGCCTGTATATCAGGGATTAGTTCATATCCTTCTTTCCTTTTTCCGTTATATGCAGCAGTCTGATCTACAAAATACCAATACTCATCTTCACATAAACCTAATGTTTTACATAGTTCTACTTCCGAGGGTAGTAACAACCTTCGACCATGAGGTTGTCTAGCGGACACCAGCTCACCACCAACTCTCCGAATGTTTTTCTGTAACTCAGCCATCCATCCTCCCAGAAAGCAGCCATTCCATAGCAACCATTTTCACTACGGCATAAAGCAATTGCTCCTAGTTTAGGGGGTGAATCAACTCCCCACCTATTTAATTCTTCAAAAAAGATACTGTAGTCTTTTTTTCTTAACCTCCGATACCAACTTCTTTCTGGTTCAGGAGAATTGATTTCATAATGAGCTAAAACAGTACGACATAAACTTAAACAATCTCCAGCTCCATGTTTAATAGGATCAGCACCTAAACGATAAGGCAACCCAATTAATTGATCTGGCCTCACCTGCTTTGTATCGTTCCAGTAACAGGTAAGTTTCCTACCATCCTTGTTGTTAAAACTCTATTAGGTGCATTAGCTCCAACTGCATCAATCGCACTACTAAGTAATACTTCAATTGTTGTTGGATCGTATGTTAACGAAGAAGCTAACCATGTTTCTGAAGTTAATAATTTACTAGGAACAAAATCAGCAGTCATCAAATAAGTATCTACTTGCACATGATATTTTCCATCAACAGCTTTTTTTGCGTAACCCATGCTAATTGAATTATTAGCAAGAATTAAACCAGACTCCATGTTGTCTCCTGACCTATTACGAGTTGCACCTTGATAAGTAAAACTTAGAAATTGATGATCTTTATTACTTACAGGATGATTAATAGGAGTGTCGTACTTGCCATTTTGAAATCTATTAGGACTTAAGTTATTGGGATCATCACCACTAGCAGTAGTAACAACAATGAAAGTAGTTAAGGCAACAAGACTCATAATCCTAATGAAGACCTACGGCTACGAGAATTTCTTAACGAAGATATAGTACGAGATTCACCAACTGATGCACCTCTAACAGTAGCAGTTGCAATGATTTGTCCTACAGCAGACTTAGGAACAAATTCTTCAGAGTTGAAGTTCAATATAGGCCCAGAGTAATTAACAGTAGTAGATCCTCCTGCACCACCTCCTGCATAAGACGAACCAGTACCAGGAATTACAGCTTCACCTCTAGCACCTGCTGAGTAGCGTTGCATACTTGAAGCCATCTTTGATGCAGGAATTATGTATTCATCTTCTCCAGCTTCTCCTACGAGTCCTAGCGTTGGCTTTGTAGCTAGACCTCCTGAAGCAAATGGTTTTATTCCGTTTACCATATATCCACCTTTCCCGTGTGCTGGATAAATTTGACCAAATTCATCTGATAACGGATCTATATACCTAGTGTCACCACCAAAATTTATATTTCCAATAGCTGCCTTAATACCTGCTTGAAGCAACATGCTTCCAATACTCTTAGCAATACTTCCGAGACTTTCTCCCAACGTCTTCGTTCCTTCAATTAATCCTTGTATTGCACTTGTAAGTCCTGTTGCAATCGTGTCTTTTATCTGATTCCAAATTTCTAATTGTTCTTTTAAAGAATCTCGTTTTTCTAATTGAACAGCAACATCATCTCTTTGTTTTTGCGTAATTGTTTCAAGATTCTTTCCTT